TAAGAAACTGCGGAGCAACGGATAGAAGATATAAATTAATATGTGTTGCGGATAAAAAAAGAAAATTAGGGTTTTTAAAACGGGGTTTAAATCAAGCCATGTTTAATATACCTAATTTTGAAGTTGATATATATGGAACAACTGTAGAAATAGAATCTTTTTTAGATTTAGATATGCCTTTTAATGGTATTGTTCAGTCATTTAGTTCATTACAGCAGTTTTCAGGAGTAATCACATTACAAGGCGTTCCAAGAGAATCAGACATAATACACAATTTATATGCGGTAACTGAGGTTATAGTTACCCTTCCAGAAGGAGCATAATGAGTAATAAAAAAGATACATTAAAAAAAGATAAAAAGAAAAAAACAGATAAGAAAAAAGTTGAAGTAAAAAAACCTGAAATTAAAAAAGAGATAATTAAACAGGTAGAAAAAGTTAAAAAAATAGAGATTAAAAAACCGATAAAAAAACCAATTGCGAAAAAATCTAAAATAATCAGATGTACCTCTAAAGAATCTTTTATTTTAGAAATCTCACATGTTTATTGTGAAAAAATTGGTAAATGCAGTTGTAAAATGGTGGATGGGAAAAGAATCCCTAAATGTTTGCATATTTTTCCGGGAATACCTTTTATAATTCCTGAAGAGGTATTGAAAAACAAACAAATAAAAAAACGTAGATATTCAGGATGTTTATTAATTCATAGACAGTAGCTCAAATTTGCTAACCCTTTAAATTTGTGATACTTTTAACGTGAAGGAGATATATTAATTATGGAATTTGGTGCAAGTACAGTTAAATTCATAAAAAAACAATCTACTTTTCCAAGAGCATACAACGTGTCTACAAGCGTTTGTGCTATTGAAGGAGTGGGTATCAAGGGCAATATTAATGAACCGCAAAGAACGGTTTCTATGCCCGATTGGGAAAAGATATTTGGAGGAGCAACCACTATAGGAAACTTGTGGAAATCCGCAGATATTTTTTATAAACTTGGTGGAGTAATTCTATACACTAATAGAGTTACACACTATACAACTATTGGAACGCCAGCCAGTCTAACGGCTGTTAAGGCTTCTGGAACTGTAGATACAAGTTCTGGTGCGGCTGTAGGTGGTGCGGTTGTGGGGACTAATACAGCTCCTTTTGCTTTTGTTCCGGGGGATACTCTTTTAATAAGTGTTGATGGTGCGGCTGATGATACAGCAACTTTTGATGCTACAAGTGCTGCTCATACCTGTGCAAATGCTGAAACATATAACATTACAGGTAATGTTAATCTAACAGTAAAAATTGATGGTGGAACAGTTCAAGATATTACTCTATTAGTTGCTAATCTTACAAGTGGAGCGGCTACAGCACAAGAAGTTGTAAATGAGATTAATAGATTAAAAATCATTGGGGCTGTTGCTACATTAGATGCTACAACTACAAAAGTTGTTATTACTTCAGATGTATTTGGAACTGATTCAGGCGTACAAGTAACTGGAGGAACAGCTAATGCTACTCTTGGTTTCACTACTGGATTAATTTCAGGAACAGGTGATGTTGCGGATATTCTTGGTGTAACTTTAGCAGAATTAACTAGTGTTATTGAAGCGGATATTGCTGGTGTAGATTGTACAGATAATGGCTCTGTTCTTACTATAACAACAGTTGCCACAGGTTCTGCTCATGATATACAGGTAAATGCTACTTCAACTACAGAAACTATTATTGGATTGGATACTTTATTACACGCTGGAGCAGATGCGGGTACAAGTGCTACTCTAAACAGTGAAGGGCTTTATTATGGTACTTATGGAAATAATGTAACTATAGTTATCTCAGATGCTTCAAATGCTGATGTTGCTTTGTTTAATATGGTAGTTAACTATAATGGTTATTTTGAAGAGGAATATTTAAATGCCTCCATATCAGCAAGTTCAAGTGAGTATATTCTAACTAAGGTAAATGGAGAATCTGCTTTTATAGCTCTAACAGATCCTTCAGTATCGACTAGACCTACAAATGGAACATATACTTTAGCAAGTGGTAATGATGGACTTACAAGTTTAGTTGATGCGGATTATATAGGTAATGTTACCGCTCAAAATGGTTTATATGCTTTTGATACTGTGGGAATTGACTTATTAGCAATACCGGGAATTACAACTACAGCAGTGCAAAATGGATTAAAAGATTATTGCCATACTTATAGAGCAGATGAAGTTCATTTCTTTATTGAAGCTCCTGAAGGTTCTAGTGCGGCTGAAGCGGTTACTCATATCAACACAACTACTAGTCTAAAAGGTTCTTCTGATGCTGGAGCGATGTTTACTCCTTGGTGTAAAATAACAAATCCTGATAGTGGAGTTTTCACAGGCGAATTAATTAATAATCCCCCAAGTCCTTTTGTATTAGGTAAATGTAGTTATAATGAGAGTATACTTGAAAATTCACAGTTCCAACCACCTGCTGGCGTTCTTTATGGAGCATTACCAATTGTTAAAGAACTTGATAATGAAGATATGCTTGATATTAGAAAAAGAGATACTGTTTTTCCTGAAAACATTAACCCTATTACGTTTGATGCTTCGGGTCAGTGTTATATTGATGGAGAGAAAAACCTAAATTATGGCTCAACTTCTTATGGAGAAATTGGTCAAAAACGTGGTTTAAACTTCATTAAAGCATCTATAATTAATGCTGTAGATCCAGTCAGACATTTACTTCCTTTAGGGGATAAGCGTAAATCAGAAGCAGTTAGAAACATTTATAATTTCATGGAAACTATAACTGATTTCTTAGTTGCTAATGATGCAGGGGATATGTATACAATTGATGCTGGCGATGGTGTTAATACTGCTGTTTCGGAAAAAGCAGGGAAATTATATATAGATGTTGGATTTGAAATTGCTGGAACTTATAAATGGATTATTGTTAGAGTTCCCGCTTAACAGGAGTTAAATGTTAATTCATTCATACTTACTAAATAAGTATGGGGTGAAGATAAAAGAAATTGCTATAATGGATTATATACAAGGTATTAAATTATTGAAAAAAAACAAAGTTCCTTTTCTGTCTGTACATAGAGAACTTAAAAGCAAGAGTATTTTATCTTCACTGCTTCTTTTTAAAAACAATGAAGCATACTTATTTGATGATTTTGAAGATGAAAAAAATCAATTAGGGTTTAAAGTAGAAATCCCTTTTTCAAAAGAAAAATTAAAATTTATAAGGGCTATCCAAATTAACGGATCTACTTATTATTTTAATCTTAAATATAATATAGAAAAAAACAATAAAATTGATTGGTATTTAGGAACTAGAATTAAGGATATTAAAACCCCATTATTGAAAAACATAGATTTTTGTCTTGTGGACATGATTTATTTTGAAGGTAATTGGACGGGTTTTAATGTACAAATTAATCCTAATATTGACGCTTTCATTTTTGATAATTTAGAAATTAAAAAATTATTTATAACTAAAAATAAGGAGATTATAAATTATGCCTAATAAAAGAAAAGGTTTTGCATGGAGATTGGAAATTAATGGTTTCACTCAAGCAACTTTTGTTAGTTGTTCTGGTTTAAAAGCCAATATTGGAATCATGGAAATTCAAGAGGGGGGTAGTTTAACTCCTCATAAAGAAGCTGGAAAAATCACTTATGACGATATAGTTTTAGAAGATGTTAAAACTGAAAACAGAGATTTTTATAATTGGCTTCAGGAAATAGTAAATTTTCAAACTAATAGAGGTGGAACTATTGGAGATGGTTATAAGAAAACTATTGAATTAGTTCAATTGGATAGGGATCTCATAACTGAATTAGATAGATATAGAATCAAATCAGCATGGGGTAATGTTCAAGAGCTTGGTGCTTGGAATAATCCAGATGAGGATTTTGTAATGAATAAGTTAACTATAGTTCATCAAGGTTACGAATTACTATAAATAGTAAAATCTAATTTGCTCAAAAAATAAAAAGGGAATATATTAAGGGTAGCTTGTACAGCAGAAAGGATTATATTATGCAAATAAAAGTACAATCAGGATTAGAAGTTGAAATAAAACCCTTAAATGGGGCTATGGTTTCTAAATTTTTAGAGTCTAAAGAAAGTGAAATATTATCAAGTTTAGTTAAATTATTGGATTCTGCCACAGAGAAAATAATTAATTCAGGAGAATATACTAACTTGGATAGTGAATCATTTACATGGCGTCAGGTCTATGATGGTGATGGGTTTGATGCTCTTTTACAAATGAGAGCTAAAACATTTAGGACTCCCACCTTTGATATAGATTACTGGTGTCAGCATTGTAATACAAAACACTCTTATGAATTTAATCTACTCACTGAAAACAGAGCCTCTATAACTGAGAAATTAAAACAAGTTATTCGTGATGGAGTGGAGGAAATACGTATTTTAATTCCTGAAGAGGATAAAGAGTTTTTCAATTTTGAATCTATTACTTTAAGGATACCTACTTTAAACACTACTATTATGCAAGATACAAGTAATAAAATGAAAACTTTCTCTTGTGATGAAGCTAAAATATTGTGTAATAGAATTATTCATATTGAAGGTATGGAGGATAAGGCTTTAACTAATTATTTAAATCATGTTGATGCTTTTATTCAATCATACTTAATAGAATTTATTGATGATAATTCATGGGGTGTAGATTTTGAAATAGTTACTGACTGTTCCAATCCACGTTGTAAAAGAGAAACTTCCTTTGGATTGGCTTTCAATAAATATTTTTTCCAACGTCCCAAGAGGAAAAAGAAAAAGTAATATCTTTTTGGGTTGGATTTGCTGAATCTGATGAATTACTTGAGGCATTTTTCAAATTAAGTTGGAATCCTCATGGTGGTAGTAGTTTAAATATAGAGTATATGAATACTAAAAAACTTGATTTATATGAGTTATTATTTTTATTAAATAAGCGTGTAGATCAGCAAACACTTGAAGCGAAAGCTATTAAAGATGCCAGTAAATAATTTTAATTTTGGATTTAATTTTAATGTCAAAGATAATGCTACAAGTAAACTGGCTAAAGTTAAATCTTTATTAACTGGAGTAAAAGCAAAGGGGATTCAAACAACTCAAACTTTTGCTTCAGGCACAATTAAAATTAGAAATTTCTCCCGGAATTTAAGGCAGATGGGGGTTACAGGTTATCAAGACACTGTAAAAGTTAGTAAAGGGGCAGAGATATTAAAAACCTCTTTAAAACAGTTAGGAACTACTGGAACACAAGCTACAAGTGCTGTAGCAGACGGATTTTTTAAAATTGGAATTGTGTCTCAAGGTTTGATGCACGCTAAAAGAGCTTTGAGGGGTTTACTCTCCACTACAGATGATTATGCTAAATTTGAAACTGCTATGGGGGAGGTTTCTACATTAGTAGATACTTCAATAGTAGATATGGATAGCTTAGGTAAACAGGTTTTAGATTTAAGTGCTACATATGGGGCTTTCCCTGTTGATACTGCTAAAGCCCTATATACGACTATTTCTGCTGGGTTTACAGATGTTGCTGATGCTAATACAATACTTCACGCAAGTAATAAATTGGCTATTGGTGGGGTAACCGATGTTAATAATGCTCTGGATGGATTAACATCTACATTAAACGCATGGGGTTTAAGTTCTAAAGAATCTACAAATGTTTCAGATGCTATGTTTGTGGCAATGAAAGCAGGTAAATTGACCGTAGGTGAATTGTCTGCAAATATTGGGAATGTTTCAGCAATTGCCTCTCAAGCTGGGGTAAGTTATAGAGAATTATTAAGTGCTACTG